CCAAGTGTGGATACTAATATGACTTTCAGAAAGAAGACTTATAGCAGTTACTCCTTGTGGATCAAACTTGTATGAAATGGTTTCTAAAACTTTTGCTCCACTTGATTCAGCAGCAATCTCTAAAAGATCTCTGAGAAAAGTTTCATTATTTAAACAATCAAAATCACAACCATAAAGGTTTAGCAAATAGTGTTTTCCCATTTCACTTCTTCTTTTTTTGATTTGGATTAGACCAAACTTTAGGGTTTGATCTCCCCTCAGATTGAGTCATTCTAATTAAGTCTTCCCTATAGTTGTCCCAGTAGTAATCAAAAATTTCTACTCTTTTAGATGCCACAACAATATCAAAATGTGTCATACCATCTTGAAGATATTCAACTAGGTATGCAGTATGTGGCAGAGTTCTATCATCTGCCAATGATGGATCACAATCTCTATAAATGATTTTCACAATTTTAATTAAATACTAAATTTGGGAATGCATCCTGAACAACTGCTTTTGTAATCTTATATCTTTTGTGAAGTTGCTTGTCCTTCATGTGACACAATAGTTCTGCTTCAGATGCATGAAGAGACTCCAGGAGTTGGATAAACATCATCTCCTTCTTCATCTTTGTGGTGTTAGTGACACCTTTAACAAAGTGATTAAACTTTCTCCATTCATGAATCAGCTTAGAATGCTCAGTTCCAACTGGAGCATCATTAGCTGTGTATGGAACTTCTCCATCTGGAAGATCAGATTGGACTCTTGAATCAAAGTTCCAAGTGAGAACTGCTCTTAGAGCAGGACTGTCATAGTGTCTTAAAATTGTAATCTTTTCATCTCTATTCTTTGCATTAGAGACTCTTTGAATAACTTCAGACACCAGTTGATCTGGTGGCAATTTCATAAATCATTCTCCATTTAATTAGTCTTCAGGTTCTTCATCATCCATATCACCTTCAAATCTAAAGGCAATTATTTCATCTGGGATTACGTTTCCATCTTCATCATACATTTCAGGATGCAACTTAGCAACTTGTTGTGCCCAGGTGTGTTCTCTATAGATCCACCCAGCTAAACTTCCAACAACTAATGACATCAACGCAAACATTACAGAAAAAACAAGAGTGATTGCTATCATTGTCCTACTCCTTTTATTGAGACTTCCTTATATCAAAGGAAAAATTTAAGGAGATGGTCACTTCTCTTTTTAGGAAGGAAACCATCTTATCAAAACAGAATGAAAAAGTTTTCTTTCTGGGTTTCCTCCTTCTCAAAATAAGTTCAACTCCTCTGTTCATTTCAGAGGGATCTGGATTATTTATAGAGGTCATAGAAGAGAATTTTCTGCAAGATACTTTACAGTATCTGTACATCCTCCTAACTTAGTTGTTCCCATAATGACTTGTGGGAATGTGGATCCTTTTCCAAACTCTGCATAGAACTCTTCTCTGGTAAAATCAGTTCCAAGTTCATATGCAACTGCTGGATATCCTTTTTTAATACTTAGATCCCCCAATATTGTTTTAATCTTATCACAATATGGGCAACCTTGTTTACTGTAAATTGTGAAATTCATAGGTTTAAATTCTAACTGGATGTGGTCTACGTTTGTCTGATTTAATTGCACATAACCATGCAGTTGTTACTGCAATATTATCTTGCCACCAATTAGTTTCAAGTCTAAATTCTTGAAATCTAATATCAGTGTTTCTAATAAATTGTGCTTTGTCTCTCCTGGTGTAATACCAGAAACTATTCTCATTCCAAAAACTAACATGGGTTGGATCTTGCCATGCTCCTCTACCATCAGTAGAAGGAACTTCAATAAATGCCCAACCACCATCACAAAGAACTCTATGGATCTCTTTCATTGATTTGATTGGATCCTTAAGGTGCTCAAGAACATGGCTAGCATTGATAACACCAACACTATTATCCTCTAGAGGAATGCCATCATTCAAATCACAAATAATATCAGCATCACACTGATCAATTGTTATATATCCAGGTCTTGGGAACAACCCTCCACCAATATCAACTTTCATCAGACCATTAAGATCTGCATCCCTCTCAGCAAGTGCTTGTCCATATTGATGGAACAACTCAAAAGTCTTGATTTGAATGTTATCAATCCTTTGAGTTTGTGTATTGTTGTTGTCAGGAAGCCATCTATAGTAATAAAGAATCTTATCAATAAAGTGAAACTTAGTATTCAAATAAGATCTGATGACTAGTTCATGGTCATCACAGATATTTAATTCAGGATTGTGCCCACCAATTTCATGGTAGAAACTGGTTCTCCATGCCCTCACATGATCTGGAGCATACCAGATAATACCAATACTATGAGCAGTTGCAGGGAAACTATTAATTTTCATAAAAGTTTCTCCCCTGAACTCAACCCATTCATTGGTCCATCCATTATCAGCATTCCAGGGGATCTTATATTGATCTCCCCTCATGTCATACTGAACTTCCTCACTAAAAGCAAAACCAACTTCAGGATCTTGGAATGCTTGATTGAGTTCCTCAAGACAATCTAGTGTGAGTAGGTCATCATGATCCACCTCAACAAGAACATCTCCCCTGCCTAAGAAGAAAGCTTTGTTCTTAATGAATCCAACATTTGGGTTTGTAATTCCAGTGTGAATTCTAACCCTATCATCATCTTTAATTTCTTGAGGGATATGATGTGGTTTACAATCACCATTCAAATACAAAACCCACTCCCAATTAGAGTAGGTCTGATCTCTGATTGTTTCATATAGTTCTAAAAGAAAGGGCATGTTCTTAGAACTATGCTCTGGTGTAATGATACTAAACTTGTGATTAATCATATCAATCAAAAAAGAAAATGTGAAATAGTCTTGAGTCTTCTATGGTTTGTCCAAAGTATTCTGATGCAGCATGGATTTGTTTTGCATCAAATAATATTAGTCTGTTGAAAATATTTCCAACAACATCTACCAGTCTAAATTTTGTACTGTCATAAAATCCACCAGAGAATGCTTGATCTGAATTAGGATCTGATTCTTGCCTTGCTCCACTCTCATGAGCATAGAAAGAAGTACCACATTGGTAAGGAGCATTGGGTGTTAAGTATACCATACCTGCCCAAGTTTGTCCATCCCAATGATAAACTAAAGAATCTTGTGGAGTGCAGTATTGAAATCTACCACACATTCCATGAGACTCCCATTCAGTAATCTTATGTCCCATTATATTTTCAATTTCTCTTTTTGTACCAGGGATAAAGTGCTGTTCTACAGTTCTCCTCCCCTTGTACCACTCTGACTGATCTTCATATTGTTGCTGCATAGCATATTCTCTTACAGCATATGGATCAGAATAAAAATTTTCAACAACCCAAATCTTTTTGTTATAATTTTTATTAGTTGTGCTAGTTGTTACAAATTTCATTGTGATATATTTTGTAGTGCTACAGATTTTAATTCTTCTAAGTATGTTCCAGTATCATAATAGCATGAATTGTCAATCAAGAACATAAAATCTGGGAATGGATTTTTTCTTTCCTCTGTTAAAAGATGATTAATTATTCCCAGCATTGAAACATAGTCACCTTGTTCTGAACAAATTTCAGCAAGTCTAACTAAATGCTCATTTCTCCTTGGACAAAACTTACCAGCAATGTTTAGATTCTCAATTGCCTCTTCTAAAATACCAAGATCTTTAAGAAGCATACCTCTACAATAAAGTGCAAAATAAGAGGACTCATCCAAGTGAGTTGGTGTTAAAGTTTCATGGAATCCTTCATGATTGTGACAAACATATTGATAAAAATAGTAAACTGATCTCCTAGCAAACTCTTCTTGTTGAGTTTTACCTAGGGGGAAATCCCTATAGAAATGAGCATCAAAATAACTCTTACCAACATACCAAAAATGATAATTATCAGTGAGCATAGTGTTCTCTCTGATCAATTGCTCTTCTAATTTCAAAGCATCACTAACATACTTTGTTGGTGTCTGATAACTTTCCCCATCATTTGTTCCAATGTGCCTGAATGACCTTGGTAGATTAACTCTTTGGAAATTCTCACCAATGCCATCCATCTCAAGAGAAATAGTTTCATGAATCAAATCATGGTTAAACTTCCAAGGGAACTTTGCATTCCAAATCCAGGCACGATAGTAAGTGATTCCAGGAGCAATAGATGGAACATGGAAGCTATGAGCACTAGTGTCATTAAAGACTGACCAATCAAAATCATCATCAACTTCCATGTATTCATCACAGTCCATCTTCATGATCCAATCACAACCATGGTCTGTCTTTAAACAGGTTTGGAGAAGGTGATCTCTATTCCAACCAAAACCAACCCACCCTTCTTCACATTGATAGATGAATCCAGGAACAGGATGCTCTTCAAAGAATTCTCTAACAATCTCAGGAGTTCCATCAGTAGATCCATTGTCCTGAAACACCCAGTAATCAATGTATTTGTAACATGATTCCAACATTCTTCGAATGCTTTTTGCTTCATTCTTGAACATGGTTATCATGACAATTTTAGTAGTCTTGTTCATGATGATCTTCTTTTGATTAATTCTAAAACTTCAGGATTGTATCTTTGATCTTGATATGGAGCATACAAAGCTCTGCTTCTATGTTCAACTTCTTGTGGGGGATCAGTCAAGTAATAGAATGCTATGCTCTTCCTATACACACCTTCAGGACAAGTTAGAGGTTCTGGGAATCCATGCCAAGAGTTTTGAGTTGTGTCAAATAGAACTGCTCTATTAAAAACATTTTCAACAGCAACTCTTTTATCTTTTGGTCTATTAACTCTAGTGTCATGTGTCCAAAATTCTAGAGCACCACCCCAATCAGGATTCCAATCCTCAGTAAGATATAGAATTAGATTGAGTTTTCTCTGTAGTTTTAATTTTGGATGGATGGAATAATCCAAGTGTACATTTAGTTTACCACCTGTTCCATGAATATGCCACCCTGCACCATGCAATCCAATGTCTGGATATAATGTTTCAATGCCTGTTAAATTTTTAATCTTATTAACAAAGTCTGCAGAAGCAAGATACATGAAAAACTCATAAGTCTTGGGGGGAAACTCCCACCAATCATTACAAGACTTTTTATTCTCTAGAGCATTGCTATAGGTATACCATTTTGGATAATTATAATCCATAAACTCACTAGATAATTGTCTAGCAATTTCTGGAGTAGTGAAATTATCAATCACCCAATAATCAAAAGGTTCTTTCATCAGTATCTTGTATTAAAGAAAAATGTTTGGAACAGTCTTCCAGTATTCATATCAGATCCAAAGTAATCTACTGAGGCATGGTATAGATTACCTGGATATAGAATAAGTCTATTGTATACATTTCCTATTCTATCAACAACTTCCCATTTTGTATAATCATATGCATCTTGCCCATGATCTATATTGTTGATAGATTCTCTTTCCCCAGATTCTTTGTGTCTATACAATGCAGTCCCACCACTTAAAGGTGCATCAGGAGTTAGATAACAAACTCCTGCCCACATGTTATTATAGTCTGAGTGAATCCAAGTTCTATCCATAGAAGTACACATTTGGAATGCTCCTGTGTAACTATTACCCTCAGCATCTACCAACCAATCAGTAACTCCACCAGCAGCATGAGAAACTAATGCATTGATTACTTCCTTGAGACTGTCATTTAAAAACGACTTAGTTCTGAGTCCAGGATAGTTTCCCCTAACAGCAAACTCCTGCGATAATGCAAATGCTCTTACATCATCTGGATTATCATAAAAATTGTCAGCAATAATAAGATTAACTTTCATGCCAATAATTTCCAGTTCTAGAACAATATTTAATACTTGGATCTATGGTCTTGAATCCTTCCCATCCAGGCTCCCCCTCTGACACTCTCTTGCCATGGAAGTAATCACCAATATGGTTGACCATCATGCCACCCTCACTGGTCTTCAGGAGACCTGCACCAATGCCATACTTGCCTGCAAGGTACTGGGCAATCACAGACTCTGAAGGATTGAATCCAGTCTCTTCTAGGATAGGCTCCTTGGCAATCCATGCTGGATACAAGGACATCAACATCCAGAAGTATGG